CGCTAGGATCAGCCTCAATGTCATTGATGAGAAACTTAGGCGTGTAGCACAATGCGGTTCCAAACTCGACTTCAAGTTTCACTGCACATCTCCTGTGAGACATAACGCCTGAGTTAAGCCGGCCCGCGTCCGGCGAGTGAGACCGCGACGAGACCGCGAAGCGGGCTCGGCTTGAACGAATTGTTAGTTCTGCCAATAGGAGAACGAAATGACCGATGAAGAACTGGCGACGCTGGTTAACCGCATTGCGGCAGAAGCCGGCATGGGCGGATTGGACGTAGGCACGCTGTACGGCGAATTTGCCCTGAATGTGGCGAAGGCCGTCCGCGAGGAGTGCGCGCGTGCCATTGAGACGGCTGGCGCATACACCGAATGGGTTGAGGAGGCAGACTTCTGCGCCGCAGGAATCCGTGGGCAGAACTAACGCCTGATTTAAGCCGCGCGGCGCGGCTTAAATGAATTGTTAGCTGACACTGCCAAGCGTAGGAGAACGAGATGGAGCACCTGAAAAATATCGCTGCGGGGCTAGCCGGCATGGCCGCAATATGTTCTGCTGGCGCTGGGGTATGGTGGTTTAGCTCAAACTACCCAAAAGCGTTCATGGCGATTATTGCGCTACCCTTTATCACGACTGCACTCTGGGGTTTTGGCCGAGCACTGCGAGACTTCCGTAGTGGCAGCTAACGCTTGAGTTAAGCCGGCCCGCAGCGATCGATCGCTGCGGTGTCCATGCACTCAGACATTCCGGATGTCCGACATTACATGTTGAGGGTTGGAGGTTAGGCCCATGTCGGGACTAGAGATCACATCCAGTGACCAGAATCGGACATATTAGAGTAAATCTTTCATGATCGGTCGGAAATTGATCGACTCTGACCATAAATAGGATTATGGAAAAGAACATCAATCCAAACCTTCCCCGGCACTCGAACCCGGAAACCCTGACATGGAGCTATAATTCCGTGTAGAGCCGACTCGCTAGTAGTTGAGTGTCACAACGAACCCGAGTCGAAAGATCTCGGGTTTTGATTTCTTAATAACAGCTAAACGCAATGCAAAACAGGTATTGACACTGGCAATCTTTTCACCTATAATACCTGAGTAGTTTAAGGAAGCGGCATAGAGGCCTCTTCCGAGTTCATTGACAACTTGAGCGGCCTAGGAAAGCGGTGAAGTGAACTTCATGGTTGACTCCAACGCTTTTGGATCACAAGCTGGTCTGGTGCTAGCAAGCGGCTGTTAACCGCTGGTGGAAGGTTCGATTCCTTCGTGATCCGCCAAAGTTATGGAAGGTAATGCAACCGGGGATGTTGCGGCGGTCTTGAAAACCGCGCGAGGCTTGATTGCCCAGGGGTTCGAGTCCTCTGCCTTCCGCCAAATATATTGGATTGGAAATCGATAGAGAATCGATAGAGGAACGCATTAGGTTGGTCGTCTAACCCGGCAAGACCCACGATTCCAAATCGTGTAATTAGAGTTCAAATCTCTACCAGCCTGCCAAACATGGGAGCGAGGTTCATATGTAATGAGCATGGACTCATCCCACCAAGTTTCAAAATCCGGGATTAGCTCAGTCTGGACAGAGCACTAGATTAATAAATATAATAAACAATCTAGTAGGCTATATGTATGAGAAAAACGACAAAATGTACTCTTTGTGGTAGAGATATTTCATTGTCGAACATATCAAAACACACAGGGTCAAAATCTTGCAAGGGAGAATACAGACCTTCGCCGTATCCTTGGGATGATTGGAAAATAGGAAAAGATCTATTTCGTCTGCCTTGTGGCTACGAAGGAACAAAAAGTTCTTGTAGAAATAAGTTGAATTCTTCAAAGAGGACGCAAGGATCGACAAATCTATCCGGATTCAACGAAAAACGAAAACTAGGTCTTGTTCATTCTTGGAATAAAGGTGGCTCAATATCTGAGGAGCAGAAAATAAAGATTTCAAATTCTTTAAAGAATTATAATGCCTCCCATACTCGCCCGAAAGTCTCTGATATTTCAAGAAAGAAAATGTCAGAAAGTAGAAAGGCTATGTTGTCCAAGCATCCAGAGAATCACCCCAATAGGCTATTGGCTGGAAATCGTGCCAAGATGACTTATCCAGAAAGAGTTGCGTTTGGCAAACTTAAGAAAATGGGTGTTGAGTTCCAACACCAAAAGAGAATTGATAGGTTCTATGTAGATTTCCTAGTCGGATCAAATACGGTAATAGAAATTGACGGCGAGCGCTGGCACAGTTCTCCAGAACAAATCGACAGAGATAAAAATAGAGATGACAGATTGTCTGATCTTGGTTTCAAGGTCTTTCGGATAAAATCGAAAGAAAGGATAGAAACTAGAATTGAAGAAATAATAGCAAATCAGAGCGTGGTGTAGTCTGGTAACATGCGACATTTGGGGTGTCGTGTCCTCGGTTCGAATCCGAGCGTTCTGACCAAATAATGCCGGGATGGTTCGAATCCCTCATTCCGGACCAATTTCACGAGTGTGTTACGGGTAGCGGTCTAACCCACCAGACTGTAAATCTGGCGCCTCAAAAGGGCAATCGGTGGTTCAAATCCATCCACACTCACCAAATAGCGGGTCGCTAACTCAATTCGTTAATGAAAAGATCAAATGGGATCGTTAACCTAGCCTGGTCGACGGTAGCGGACTCTTAATCCGACGGCGGAAACGCCCATCGAAGGTTCGAATCCTTCCGGTCCCACCAACTCGCCCATCTAGCTCAATGGCAGAGCATTCGGCTGATAACCGAACGACGAGGGTTCGATTCCTTAGTTGGGCACCAGAATATCTCGATGGCAGACGGGAATGCAGTCGCGGCCGCGACGGAACAAAGATGTGGTTCGAGTCCACATAGACGCCCTGTATCGCGTCTTAGCCTAGTGGGTAGGCAGCTCCGGAGGGAGTGTTCCATATTCGGTTCGAATCCGATTCGAGATTGCTTTTTGATGCGCGGTGGTGTAATGGCAACACGCTGGGTTCATACCCCGGAACTGGGCGTTCGACTCGCCCCTGCGCTACCAGAATGTACCTGCTGCTCTGTTGGGTTTGGGCACATAGTCTTTCAAGCTATAGGCACGCGGGTTCGATTCCCGTCAGGTACTCCAAACAATGCTCATGTGGTGCAATTGGTAGACGCGCTGTCTCGAGAAGGCAGATGGTTGCAGGTTCGACTCCTGTCATGAGCACCAAATAATGCAGGTATAGTTCAGCGGTAGAATGAGTCGTTGCCAACGACTTGGCCGTGGGTTCGAATCCCACTACCTGCTCCAAAGTATAGACTCTTAGCTCAGCGGTAGAAAATAGGTTTTAATGTTTTGTAAATACAGGATGTACTATTACCTATATCGAATCACCAACAAGGTGAACAATAAAATCTACGTCGGTGTTCATATGACCAAGTCTTTAGACGATGGTTATATGGGCAGCGGGAAGGTTATTCGAGCAGCCATTACAAAACATGGTCTTGAAAACTTCCACAAAGAAATCCTCGAGACATTTGATGACGCTGCTAGCATGTATGAGCGCGAGAAACAAGTTGTCAACGAGGAATTTTTGTGCCGTGATGATGTTTATAATCTCCGTCGAGGTGGAACTGGCGGTTTTGATTACATAGGACGTCTATTGAGTGAAGGAGCTACTGTAAAATTCAAGGGAAAGAAACACTCTGCCGAAACAAAAGAGCTCATTCGCTTAAAGAATACAGGAAAGAGACATTCAGACGAAACTAAGAGAAAGATATCAGCAAGCCAATCTGTACCTAACGAGCAAAAATCTCTGAAATTGTCGAAATCTTTGTCTGGGCGGAAGCTTTCATCTGAACATCGAAAAAAATTGTCTTTAGCTAATTTAGGTAAGACGGGGCGGAAAATAAAACAGCCTGCCCGCGAGCAAGGGAGGAAACAACTCATATATGAAGTTGTCCTCTGCCCCCATTGCGGAGCTAGAGGGAAGAAAAATGCGATGAATCGGTGGCATTTCACTAATTGTAAATCTTTGGGTGATTAGCTATTCTGGGAATACACCTCCCTTACATGGAGGATCAGGTGAGTTCGATTCTCACATCACCTACCAAACGTGGGGTCAGCAATGGGGTTGCGGATCGCCCTTACAAGGCGATCGCCCTTACAAGGCGATGGTCATCGGTTCGATCCCGACAGAGCCTACCATCATTGCGGATGGAGTCGTCTGGTGACGATGCGTGACTGTCTATCACGCTTAGGCGAGTTCGATCCTCGTCATCCGCGCCAAGTTCTAGTGTCAAAGTCACTGTTCTGTTGAGATAGCACCCTCTACGTGCGAAAGCGGTTCGCGCTGTTTCTCATCAGAAGACGTAGTCGCCCGAGAGTAGACAAGTTTGTTGCGCGAACGCAACTTGGGAAGGGTCTAGTCAAGAAGCTGCAAAAGTGACACATTTTCATGGGCTACAGCAATGGGGTTGCGGGTCTCCCTTGCAAGGAGACTGTCAGTAGGGTTCGATTCCCTCGTGGTCCACATGCGAGTAATTGTCAAGACTCGAACGTCGCTAAATAGACGTAGAATAGGGGATTTTATGTTCTACACTGTTTACAAGACGACAAACAAGATCAATGGCAAATTCTACGTTGGTTGCCATAAGACCAGTGATCTTGATGACAGCTATCTCGGCTCCGGGAAACTGTTGAGACGAGCTATCGAAAAGCATGGAATTGAGAACTTTGAACGAGAAATCCTTCATGTGTTCGACAATCCAGAAGAAATGTTTGCCAAAGAGAAAGAGATTGTCACAGAAGAGTTCTTGTCTGAGAATAATACTTACAATCTCAAACTCGGCGGAGAAGGTGGATTCGACTATATCATCAATGATAAGAAATTGATGGCTGATAGAAACAGAAAAATAGCGTCTAATCGAGATTATTCCGATAAAACCTTCAGAAACAAAGTTTCGGAAAAGGTAAGATTGTCTGACCTTGAAGGAAGACGAAGACACCCCAACAACTATCCTTCTTTTGCCGGAAAGAAACATTCAAGCCTATCCAAAGAAAAAATCGGCTCGGCAAACAAGCGTCTAACCGGGTCTAAGAACTCTCAATTTGGATCCTTCTGGATAACAAATGGGGTGGAATCAAAGAAATGTCGCGGACAAATCCCAGAGGGATGGCGACGCGGCAGAAAAAGAAATATGGTCAGGTGACAGAGTGATTATGCAGCTGGCTGCAACTCTTCGAACGCTGGTTTGATTCCAGCCCTGTCCTGAATCAGCATGGCTCGTTGACGGGAATTGGCATACCTCTCTGACTTAGAATCAGAGGCTTCTCGGTTCGAATCCGAGGCGAGCTACCACTTTTGAGCCCAGAGCGAGTCCTCTGGCTAAGTAAAGCAGACATCGTGCTTAACTCAATCTTTCTTCGCCACCTTAACTCAGCTGGAAGAGTAGCCGCCTTGTAAGCGGCAGGTCGTCGGTTCGATTCCGACAGGTGGCTCCACATAAATAGATGAAATGCCCCAGTAGCACAATTGGCAGATGCGCGAGTTTCAAACATTCGATGTTGTGGGTTCGAATCCCACCCGGGGCACCACTCGATAGGAGACCGATGTGACCAAGTACACCGCCACTAGTTCGATCGCGGACATATACGATCGCGCATTCGCGACACTAACGGATCAACTTTTCCGTGAAGTCGATGACATCATTATGTCATTCACCAGAGACTGGACGCGGATTGATTCTGGCCCAATTGATTTCCCTTCCGGCCTATCGACAGAACGCTCAAAGTCATTCGGCGGGAAGGTTCTTCGTTACAAGTTCGAAGATGCGGAAGTCACCGTTATGTTCAATGGCGCAGGGCGCAAACTTCGATTTGCGGTCAATGGGAAGGTCCACCCTACAGATAAGGCGACAGTCGCCAATCTTGTGGCGGCTGTCGAAGTTGCAGTGGGTCTCCTACACGCGAAGTAAGTACGAATATCATGGTATGAAGCCAATCGAAAGACTCTTCGGACGGCGGTTCGAATCCGCCCAGCTCCACCACATGCGCTTTGAGTCACACCCGACATGGGGACGCCTCCACACCAAACGGCTTGACCGGGAGCAGAGCGCAGCTGATGGGGCTGCAAAGGTTTCGACGGGGAAGCGACTAGAAATGAGCAGACCATGCAAGAGGGGATCTACTCTTGTAAAACAAGGTTCAAGCAAGAAAATGTCGCAGCTAATGACGACGTCTACGTGGTGGCCATTGCAGCCTAAGCCTCAGAACCTCTTGATCATCTGAGTTCCTCACAGATCAAGCTCCCTGGAGTATGGAGTCAAACTGCTCCTCCGAATCTTAATGGATCCTAAACGCTTCGTTTAGTGCCTCTTGACTCCAGATCGCAGGTATATTAGTATACTGGTATGATGAAGGAGAGCAAAATGCAAGAGAGTCGGATCCACGCCGATGAAGACAATACCGGTAAAGTCTTGAAGCGGATAGCCCCATGGAATCGCCGGAAAGCACCCATCAAAGAGGTGTATCGGGTCTGGTTTTGGGACGGCACCTATACGGTTGTCTCCGGTTACGATTGGTATGATGCCCGCAGCAACCTGGAAGAGACTGCCATTGGAATCCTGCGAGCGGAAAAGATATGAGAAAAGATATGAAATCCGCTACGATCACCGAAAAGACTCTGGCCATCATGCTGAGCCTCCTGCGTGATGACGTGGACGAGGCTCTCGATCGCCTCCGGAGAGACGAGCCGCTACCGCGAGTTAGTCAGATGGCTATACGTTGCCTTGAAAGAAATCTTCGCGACGTCGAAGAAGTGCTCGAAGACACTCATCACATCTGGGATGTCTGATACGAAACAATATGGGGATGTAGCACAATTGGCAGATGCAATCGGTTTAAGCCCGATCAGGTGAGAGTTCGAATCTCTCCATCCCTACCAAATAGGTATTGACATCCGCCCTTGTTCCTTATATAATAAGGCCATGGACATAAAGATAACGAAATTCTACTTCCTAGACAAGGCATCTCAAGCATACGCGGCGGAAGTTCTTGCAGGATTGGGGCTGGTGAACGTGACCAAGATATGGTCTCAAGACAACATCAATGGTTACAGAGAGACCTTGGTGGTCATCTTGTACGAACATTAGCTCGAGTAAAGAATGCGGGTGTAGCTCAGCTGGTAGAGCTTCTGCCTTCCAAGCAGAATGTCGCGGGTTCGAATCCCGTCTCCCGCTCCAGTAACGATGGTGATTGTGGTGGAATCGGTAGACACACTGCACTGTGAATGCAGCAATTGCGGGTTCGATCCCCGCCGATCGCCCCAAATTTCAAGGTGGATCAGTGTATTCTTTTCCATCGAGAACGAGGATTGGTTTGAAACCTAGCCTTGAATATGCTTCGAACTTGTCGATCATGTTTTGGCGGTCATACCAGTATTCGGATTTGATTTCAACAATGCTGTTTGAATTTGGGAGAATGAAATCCGGAATAGCTATTCTTTGTGTTTGCGTTTGAGTGTCAAAGTATGTGATTCTCAGACTCTCACAGGTATAGGCAATCTTAGCTTCGTCGAGCATACGAGCATACTCTAGTTCGTATGTGCTCCGTAGGAAATATGATTCCCCTTGCCAGTTAGTGTGCCATCCACACTTACTCTTAGGTCCCAAGTCACTGATATTTGATCTGCCTAAGGCGAAAGCATTATGCGCGGCATCTGAGTGGCTCCTACTCTCGATACCAAATAGTTTGAAGATTGTATCCATCGTTTTCGAGGATGGAATCGAGAATTGCTTCATCAAAGTTAGCATCGACTCACCCTCCACAAGGTATAGGCGAGCGATCAAAGAACGGATCTTTTCGAATTCCCCTGCTGGGTCGAGATCGAAATTGAAACCGAGTCTGGCTAGATTTGGTGAGGGGCGAAGATAGAAATGGCTTTCCAGAAAAGTTTGAAAGAGGTTCATAAGTATTCCCGGGTTGTTGGTGAAACGGTATCACATTCGGCTTTTACCCGATAAGTTTCGAGTTCGAATCTCGGGCAACCCACCAAGTATTTAGTTAAATGTGATTTTGTTCAGGGTTCGAGCCCCTGGCGATCCACCAAACAAGAGGCTCCTTAGCTCAGTGGTAGAGCAGTTGCTCGACAAGCAACAGGTCGTCCGTTCGAAACGGTCAGGAGTCACCAAGATAATTGCCTCTGTAGCTCAACTGGATAGAGTTCCCGGCTTCGAACCGGGCGGTTGTGGGTTCGAGTCCTACCAGAGGCGCCAGATTGCCGTGATAGCTGAGATGGATTAGCGGTTGCCTGAAAAGCAACAGAGGTAAGGTCGATACTTACTCACGGCACCACTTGAGATGAGGAAAGCGAAAATGAAGCGAATCAAAGAAGGTGAAGTGTCCCCCATGGGATGGTCTTTCATGCTGTCCCGTCGAGTCGCACGTGTCATGAAGCGTTCGACTTTGGATCTAGAGCGAGATCGCGTGACGGTTCTGCAGCTATGGCGGCCAGCATTCTTCAAGCGCGTCATCATTCCCTGCTTTTCGGAAGCGAAGTCGAACAGCGACTCTATCATGAGTGGCTTCCGATGATCATATGCGCCCGTAGCTCAACTGGATAGAGTAGTCGGTTTCTACCCGACGGGTTGAGGGTTCGAGTCCTTCCGGGCGCGCCAGCTGATGTATGATGATAGCTTCAAACGGCCTTCAATTCAATGGAAGTTGTCAAGGTTTAAATGCCTCTGTAGCTCAACTGGAGAGAGCACCCCGGTCCTAACGGGAAGGTTGCAGGCTCGAATCCTGCCAGAGGTGCCACATTGTAACCGTACCATACGATAAAGGGTAACCGACGTCGGAACCGGAAGCAATACATCAGTCGTCTAGTGGTCCAGGACTCCATGTTCTCAGCTTGGATAACACGGGTTCGAATCCCGTCTGATGTGCCACTCTCCGATCCTTAATCGCCGCTAAATGCCTACATGATCTGATATTGACATCTAGCGCTAGATGCTTATAATAAGCAGTATAGCGAGGAGATGGATATGTATCGGTACTTTATACATCGTGAAGGTTTTTGTGATGGGGTCGCTCATGTCATGGCGACGCCCAACGGCGAGTTCCACTGCATCATGACGGATGGATCGGTCGCGGCGTGTTATTGGACCAAAGATCTTAAGCAGCGAGTGCTAGCCGGTACCGATAAAGACATCGTCGAAGTGTTTCCGTTCCGTCATTCAGCACAGTCTAAAGCCTAGGTAGCTCAGTCGGCAGAGCACCTCCTTGGTAAGGAGGAGGTCGCGAGTTCAATCCTCGCCCCAGGCTCCAATCAGCGCCGCCATAGCTCAACTGGAAAGAGCGCCGTCCTACGAAGGCGGAAGATGTAGGCTCGAATCCTACTGGTGGCTCCAGTACACTCCAACTCGTCAGTAGGTCGCGTCTGAAATAGGTGTAAGACGATCGAATCGTACGAGTTGGAGTTCCTCCAGATAGGAGCATAGCCAAGCGGTCTAAGGCATCGGATTCTGAATCCGACATTCGTAGGTTCGAATCCTACTGCTCCTGCCAGAACATAAATATATGCACCCGACACACAAATGACGACATGGCAGAGTGGTTATGTAGCAGCCTGCAAAGCTGTTTAACGTCGGTTCGATTCCGACTGTCGTCTCCACAAATATAGGGATATCGCCAAGCGGTTTAAGGCACCGGACTTTGACTCCGGCACTCGTAGGTTCGAATCCTACTATCCCTGCCAGACACGCCCGCAAAGCATTGCCGATGATGCGCCGCCCTCGTAAGGCGGAAGAAGATGGTTTGAATCCTATCTGTGGGCACCAGTTCCATTAGCGGTACAGTGGATGAGCGGTTTAGTCGCCGCCCTCATAAGGCGGTTTACGTGGGTTCGAGTCCCACCTGTACCACCATAATCATAGACCCGTAGCTTAATGGTAAAGAAGCGACCTTATAAGTCGCCAAAGCGTGGGCCAGATAAGCCCATGTTGTCGGTTCGAGTCCGACCGGGTCTACCAATTCAATCCGAGGAGAAACATCATGAACTTCTAGGTACTATCTAGACGGAGGTTCAAGTATGTCAAAGTATTCAGAGTGGGAGCGCCGCGCTGATTCTATCGGTTGGCGTCTTTCGCGCGCAAATGCATCCAAGGATAAAGTTCGTACTACGCTGATCTCTAAGCGGCGCGAGTACAAGAACTGGCGCACCGGTGAGTCAGTCTTCTACTGGTCGTACGAATGCATCGGGATTAACTTCAGGCCGCTCAAGACTCATAACGAGAATCGCCAGACTTGTGGTCACATTGCTGACTACGGTCAGGAGATTGTGCGAGGCCGCCGCCGCAAGCTGATCACTGCTTGGGACGATATCCCGAATGACCGCTACAATGCTCGCGCTAGCTGGAAGCATCACTCGAAGCGCCCTCATCAATATCGTGACCGGGGCTAAGAATTGATAACATCGCAACATCACTTAAACCGCGAAGTTGCGAGGTGGCAGTTGGGCTTCGTTCAATGCGAAAAGTTCACATGGAACAACAAGTTAACGGAAATAATTTTTGTACTTTTCCGTCATGTGTACCATGTATCACAAGGATCGATGTACGCAAGCGTTGAAGTTAAATGGAAACTAAATATGCCTCGAGAAAGGTCTTGACACAACGATCATGATGCTTTAACATACGTGATGTAGTTTGGGCCTATAGCTCAATGGTCAGAGCAGGGGACTCATAATCCCTTGGTTCCAGGTTCGAGTCCTGGTGGGCCCACCACCCCAGACATCATGGAGAAATCAGAAGTTATGATTATGTTCAGCAAGAATGAAGTCGATCGGTTTCGCCACAGTAACAAAAATCTCCGTTGGGGTCAGCAATTCCATCAAGAGTTTAAGCTGGAGAAGGTGCAAAATACTGATGATAAGTATTTCTGCGATAAGCTGTACATGGCTAAAGATGAAGTCGCCAAGGCCATGGTCGCCAGTCGACTGGATCCCTGCAGCTAGCTGCATTGAACGACGTCATGGAGGGGTTGGAGCTGAAGTGACTTTGACGCGAGACGAGAGAATCTCGTGGGGTGTTTGGGCAGCATCCTCAGCTAGATAAGCAAAATGTCCGGACCCGAGCGAGACTTCAACCTCGAACTCGGGCAACTTGGACGGTGATCCGAGACTGGTGTCCGGGTCCGCCTGCTAAGCGTGAAGCTCCCCGAGTAAGGGAGTCTGGTTCGATTCCAGCGCCGTCCGCCACATTCATGAGGAGGTAGTATGTCACATTTGATGCTCGCATATGAAGCCGATCTGCTCGGCACTTACGGTGAACTGATTGATGCATTGGAGCGCTACTATGTACACTCTGGGAGCTGAGGTAGGCATCACGCCTGACAAGTTCGTTCTATTGGAGATAGACGGTCAAGTCGTCATCCTCGCCGGAATGTACGGCGGCTACTACGGCGGTGATGAGTGGCGTCGCAGCACTCCCATCGTTGCAGTCGATACCAGCAAAGACCCGGAAGGTATCATCTTCGTGAAGACCAAGTCGGGCTCTGAGTACGCTCTCCGTGAAGGTTCAGTCGGATTCACTGGGATGACCTCTGGGATCTATATGCGTCTCCGTGAGCAGTACCCTGATGAAAATGTGCTGAAGCTACACGCCGGCGAGGATGTCCGGAAGGTTCTGCTCTCTTTCCCTAGCTACTGAACTGATGAGAATACTATGGACAGCAAGCGGATCACCGAGGAAGAACTCCGCAACGCACTGAAGAATGTTTCGCTGGACACCAAGATCTACTTTGGATGTGACAGCGAACGCTACAAGCTGAACAAGAAGTGGACAGTCGACTACATCAAAGTGATCGTGATCCACATCGATGGCTGTCGCGGCTGCAAGATCTTCGCCGAGATCGACACTGAAGTCGATAGGGACGCGAACGCTTCGAAGCCATTCAATCGTATGCTGACAGAGGCCATGAAGATCGCCGACTTGCATAACAAGTTCAAGGACACCTTCGAAGACTATGAGATCTACATCCACTTGGATATCAATCCGAAGAAGTCGGCTGGCTCTAGCGTAGCCGTAGAAGCAGCGAGAGGATACGTTCGCTCTCTGACGAACGTGACCCCGGATCTTAAGCCATTCGCCTGGGCCGGCAGCTACGCTGCAGATCGCGCCAAAGAGTTGAATATCCACAATAACTGATGGAGTGAGAGATGAGCTACGATATCGAGCTACTCGATCCAGTGACGAAAGAGACTATCGAGTTGGACGCGCCACATCATATGCGAGGTGGAACTTATGCGCTGGGAGGCACTGCGCGCGCACACTTGAACGTAACTTATAACTACGCCTCACATTTCCATCGAGTAATGGGAGATGAAGGAATCCATACGATCTATGGCATGACGGGCGCAGATAGCATTCCTGTTCTGGAGCGAGCTATCATGCAGCTTGATGATGATGTAGATCCGGATTACTGGAAAGCGACGGAAGGGAACGCAAAGCGTGCGCTGGTGCAACTTTTAGCTCTAGCGAAGATGCGTCCCGATGGGATCTGGGACGGTGATTGAACCTTAATGGGAGCTAAATGATTCTGACGACATCACTTGACATCTATGACGTTTTCCTTTACTATACTGGAAATGGAGAACGAAGATGAATAGCAAAGCAAAAGTGATCGTCACTAGCGGCGCACTCCGCGGGCGGATCGGCGAGAAGCAGTACACTTACTCCCATCGGAAAGAGTACTACACAGTGATCCGTTTCGATGATACGGGTATGCTCGAACATGTCAGCTCTCGTTGTGTGCAATCTTACAGGCCACCGACCGAAACGGCTACGTCGCCCGACCTTCAGAAAGGAAATTGATCATGATTACGCCCAAAGATCTAAACGCGATCGTCGCTTCTCACGGGATCGAATATACTCGGCGCTACAAGCAAGTGCGCGGCTGGAAGTATTTTGCAGCATTTCGCGAAGGCGGCCGGATGAATGACAAACTCCTGGAAAAGCTCCAACACGCCGTCCGCGGACAGTACACAGTTCAGTACTGTCGCCTGCCGGCCTACTTGCGCGCAGTTTCGCGCGCAACTGGCACCGTCATCGATGAGAACAACATGTCGCGGCGCTCTTTCGTCTTCTGCCCAATCGAGTCGGCCGTGCTATGAAAGTCGGCCTAGCTTCCGATCTGCATCTCGAATTCGATGGAGATCTTCCGGATGCTTTCTTCGCCTGGCGTGGTGATGTTCTTTTGCTCGCCGGCGATATCGCTCCCATCCGTGTGCTGCGATCACCACGTGGCCAGGAATTCCTCGAACGCGTGGCTGAATGTGCCCCGCATGTCTTTATGGTGGCTGGGAATCATGAGTTCTATCACGATGATATCGTGAAGGGACCAGAGAAGATTCGTAACGCTCTGACTGTGACGCGCAATATCCAACTTCTCGATGATACATTTGTGGAAGTGGAAGGCGTCAAGTTCTTCGGCGCAACTTACTGGACGGATTTCAATGGACGAAATCCGACAGATATGGCATTCGCCGCCACTATGATGAATGATTACCGACAGATCCGTGTGAGTTCTGATGGTTTCAGGCGGCTTTTGCCCCGGGACGTAGTTCAGCGCCATAGCATCAGCAAAAGCGCCATCCGGCAGTTTTATCAATGCACAGATGGACCAGTGGTGATAGTAACGCACCACGCGCCGTCATATCAAAGCGTACATCAAAAGCACCATGATCATCCGCTGAACAGTGCTTTCTATAGTGAAAACTCCGACTTTATTCTGGAGATGCCACACGTACAGACGTGGTGTCATGGCCATATGCATGACGCTGTGGATTACACAGTGGGCGAAACTCGCGTGCTCTGCAACCCACGAGGTTACCCGGGCGAAAGCGATGCGCGCTATGCCCCGCTAACTTTCGAGGTAGCTGTCACCTCTAGCGATAACGACACAAAGGTAGCATGATATGACCGTCATGTCTTCGGCAATCAACGAGTACATTGTCATCCCGGGCAAAACTGTTATAGGCCTGTGCGGCAATTGTGGAGGGTTCGTGACGCGAGATACCATCACTGACGATGATGATCTAGGCGAGTGTGTATCATGCCATGCTCGCGAGCGCGCTCCCAATAATGCTTGGGGCTTGAAGAAGCTGGATATGGACTCACGTGCTTAATGGAATCTTAATGACTTTCAGCTGAGGTATTGATTTCTGCTTCCAGATGCTTATAATAAAGTGATGTGGAAATGGAGAAAGAAATGACCAATGACCACTACGGTTGCGCAGTTGATCGCTCAGTTGCAGACTTTACCGCTCGATCTCGAAGTTCGTATTTGTCGCCCGGCATCATGCTGCTGCGGCGATTGTTTCCTGCCTCTCGATGAATACGCCGAGCCGTCGGTGGGCATCGAGACGCCATATGGTCATGACGCCGATGGTCGAACCCGATTCGTCGTCATTTCATGAAACAGACGTTACAACTACTCTAGGAGAAACACCATGAAGCGAGATGTTGCTACGAATCAGCAATCAAAAGAAGCCACCCCGGAATTCGTTGGTGGTCGGGTCTCCACTAAACGCTACAAGCAGATGCTGGCGCTCGCTAAGACTTCGGCAGAGCGCTCCGCAATCAAGCGACTCTTGAATTCTGAGCGGGCGGACGCATGAATTCGCTCATCGAGTGGATCTGGCTTCGCGTAGTCTCGTTACTAGTTTGGGCGGCCCCCGATCCGGACAAGCCGCCGGGGGATCAGCCGTGATTCGCGCCATTATCGACTACATCATGATCATATATGCCGCAGTGTTCGGAGCTTCCCTGGGGAAAGATTTTGACATCCATCCATGAGACAGCTGCGGGCTTGCGCAAGCATGAATTGATCAGCTGGAAATGTAAAGCTGAGGACAGCAGGACTGTGACACTACAGAAAACATCTGAAACAATCCCTGTGTTCCGGAAGACCTATAGCAGTGAGAGCTTATGCGATCTAGGCCGTGACATTGAAGAGGCGGTCGATCCGGCTTTCAATGGCGCTCTAGCGGCAGCACCGGGCTTTCTACAGTCGAGCGGAAGTTTCATCGTCACGATCGACTGGGCACCCGAACCTTAATGTGAGCTAAATGTATACGTCTCGACCACTTGACATCTGAGCGCTTATCTGTTATTATATCAGTATAGTAAAGAGGATAACAGAAATGCTTAACAACAAAGTCACCCGGGAAGAGTATCATCGGCTCCGGCGCTCCATCTACACGATGTGTGAACAGAATCAGCGCGAATTTCGCACTTATGCGCAGCGGGACGAGCGTCTCTCCCGACTGATCGATGAGAATCGCCGGAAGCTCGGTATTCGTCATGATATTCAAGCGTTGCAGCAGAATCAACGTTGCGGTGCGCTTCGCCGCCGGATCCAGCAGCACATCATCGAGCGCGCCCACAAGGCCAAAGCCAAGATTGAGGTCGCGAAGCTGGTGCCAACTGGCAATCGCCTAGAAGATGCGCTGACTCAATTGGCAGTGACTTGGGGCGGTCTCACTGCCGAACAAGCTATGGCGCGGCGCTGATTCATCGAGGACGAAGAATGAAGACGATCGAGCTCGAGATTTGGCAGGATGGCTTCTGCGTCGCAAGTGTCATCGCTCCCGAGCATGACGCCATCCGGGAAGCCCGACACTACGCTATGATTTATGGGCAGGACGGGCCGATTGCGTGCTATCAGTATTTCCCGCATAGCGACAATCGATTGCCGTTCGCCATCTATACGGCAACGAGCGACTGATGCCAATCTATGAATTCAAATGTGGCCGCTGCCACGAAGTGTTTGAGGTCCGACAGAAGATGTCCGATCCCGAACCGAAATGTTCAGCGTGTGGCTTCGATCATACGATCAAGATACCCAGTGTGGGTAGCTTTGTGCTGAAAGGCACAGGTTGGTACCAGACCGATTTCAAGAAGAAGTAACATCAATATGAGGAGTAACAAACTATGAAAAAGAGCTACTATGTGATTTCCCGCCGTACTATCAATGATGCTGGTGTCTTTTCCAACAAGCGTTATCTGTCTGCTGCTGCGAAGATTGACGAATGCGCGAACGATATCGCTATCGTTGACGACGCCGTTTCCTTTCGAAAGGCGAGTGAGCTGATTTGTCGCCCGGGTAAGAGCGCCAGCTATGCCCGCGTCGCTTACCGGACGCAGGAGCGCGCCCACAAGGCCCTGAAGGCTGCGCGCATGTCCTGTAAAGTGAGTTGGCGAACCGTTTTCTCTGCCGAGCGCCGCTACGATCTGCTCTGAATAGGTCAGCGGTTAACGATCCAGCATTAGTGGGAGTATGCAAGTGTCATATGAAATCTTCGAGTCGGCCGGAGTGCCAATCAAAGCATGGACGCGTGGCGTCGGCGTGGAAGATGCTGCGAAACAACAGCTCCGCAATCTGGCATCGATGCCGTTTATTCACAAGCACATCGCCTGCATGCCGGATGTGCATTGGGGAATGGGCGCAACCGTCGGCAGCGTGATCGCGACTAAGGGTGCGATCATTCCCGCAGCGGTCGGTGTTGATATCGGCTGTGGCATGATGGCTCAGCGGACTTCACTCACTGCTGCTGACCTGCCGGATAATCTGCATGCTCTACGCGTGGCGATTGAGGAACGAGTGCCCCATGGCCGCACGAATAACGGCGGACCCGGAGATCGAGGCGCATGGGGTACCGCGCCAGTTAATGCAGTACTAGACGCTCATATGCTCAAGCTCGGTGACATCGTGGAAAAACATCCACAGATTGCGCAAGCAGCAGCACGCGCGCGACTCCATGCGGGGACGTTGGGTACTGGGAATCACTTCATCGAAGTGTGTCTCGATGAGGATCAGCGTGTGTGGGTGATGCTCCACTCTGGCTCGCGAGGTATCGGGAACCGAATCGGATCTCATTTCATCGAGTTAGCTAAGAAGGATATGGAACGCTGGTTCATCAATCTCCCGGATAAGGACCTAGCCTATATTCCGCAGGGCTCAGATCTGTATGCCGACTATCGGCAGGCTCTCTATTGGGCCCAGACGTTCGCAAAGATCAACCGCGAATTGATGATGTCGGCCGCTTTGCAAGCGCTTTCAGTGGCGATCCCGAAGCCATTCACTCTAGACTGCGCGGCTGTTAACTGTCATCACAACTATGTGAGCGAAGAGCGACATTTTGGCGATAACGTCCTCGTGACTCGCAAGGGTGCAGTAAAGGCCGATGTTGGTGATCTGGGCATCATTCCGGGTAGCATGGGCGCTAAGTCCTTCATTGTACGGGGCAAGGGAAACCGTGATTCATTCCATTCGTGCTCTCATGGTGCTGGCCGTGTCATGTCACGCGCCGAAGCTAAGCGTCGTTTCACTGTCGAAGATCATATTGCGGCAACAGCTGGAATCGAGTGTCGTAAAGACTTAGACGTCATCGACGAGACTCCGGCAGCATACAAGGATATCAACGCTGTCATGGAGGCCCAGAAGGACCTAGTGGATATCGTTCACGTCCTACGGCAAGTCGTCTGCGTGAAAGGCTGAACCTTAATGTGAGCTAAACGCATATTCTTCGAAGTATTGACTCCCGACGAAGAATCTGGTATACTAAGGGATCAGGAATCGGAAAGGAGATAGACGATGGACAACGCAGAACGCTTACGACATATCCGGAGAACGGTCAGGCGCCTCAGCTTTGAGATCAAAGAACGCCGACATATCCTGAGACATCTTCTGGTGATTCGCCGTCACGCCACAGGCCATGCAGCGAGCCTCCTCGTCGACTTGGTCAAAAAGACTGCCGAAACGCAGTATCTGCAGAAAAAGACGTTGCGTGTCGTCCACCGCGTCTATAGCGAGCTCGAATCACAGGAGTAAACATGACAATCACCGCCAAAGTAATCTCCGACTCGATATCAGTTTCCGGAGCTCGTATCACTACGTGCGAGCTCGAGTATCCGCGTTTCATTCATGCGGAGTTCATGACACATCGTGTGTTTTCAAGGAACGCTGCGTCTAGCCGGGCTATCCCAGTACGGAGCGCAATTGAGCTGATCCGTAACAACACTGCTGCACCGATTCATTGGGGCAAGAATCAGCCCGGAATGAGTGCACGCGAAGAATGCAATGCTACGGTGACGCTAGCAGCTGAGTTTGCGGGGTTCACGAATCCGGAGGATTCTGGGTGGAACTATGCGACGACCAACATCCTCCGAGAACAAGCCTGGCGACTCGCCAGGAACTCTGCCATCTCGGCGGCGAGCTCTTTCGATGCAGCTGGGTATCATAAGCAGATAGTGAATCGCTTACTCGAACCTTTCAGTCACATCAAAGTCGTAGTGACTAGCACCGAGTGGGACAACTTCTTCAATCTGCGATGTCATCCGGACGCACAGCCGGAAATTCAGAAACTAGCGCAAGCCATCAAAGACGCGATGGATGGATCAGATCCCGTGTGTCTAGACTACGGCGACTGGCATGTCCCCTACTACAAAGATGGGATCTGGTATTGTGCCGAAGACTCGACGCCAATCGAAGAAGCACTGATGATCTCCGCATCTTGCTGCGCTCAGGTCAGCTACCGGAAGAATGACGCCACGATCGAGAAAGCCAGATCCATTTATCAGCGTCTAGTGGACGCAGAACCTCCTCACATGTCTCCGTTCGAACATCAGGCGACACCGGTGCGAGTCATGCCGTCTGAAGGTGGCCAGACGTTCGAGTACGACATCGAAGGGTGGCGGCCTGGCATCACTCATGTAGATCGCTTCAATGACGCATGGTCGAATAACTTCCGTGGGTGGATCCAAAATCGTGCTTTGGTTGACGCGAAGCGTCCGCAGGCATTCTAGAAACGCTAACACATGACACTTGAGATCTAGCTCATGTCCCTATATACTAGGCGACACGGAACGGAAAGAGGAAAGCATGACTAAGAAATTCACCAGCACAAAAGAATATCGAGAGCTCGGCCCAGTCGCATATCGACAATGGCGTGATAAGGGCGGCGCGTGTAGTAAGCTTCATGGCTATGCGCTGTCTTTCTATTTCGAGTTCGAGTCGGACATTCTCAACTGCCGCAACTGGGTAGTCGATTACGGCGGATTGCGGCCGCTGAAAGCACAACTGGAAGAGTGGTTCGACCACAAAGTCCTTCTGGCTCCCGATGACCCGAACTATGCGGATATAATGAAGCTGCAAGAGCTAGGTCTTTGCGAAGTCACTGAAGTTGAAGCGACCGGATGTGAAGCCCTAGCCGACTTTATCTACCGGTGGATCAACTCCGGATATCTGCAGGAGCTCGGATTTCCGGAAGACGTCTGGTGTTCGTGTGTGCAGGTCCGTGAGACCGATAAGAATATGGCCATGCGTCGGGGACACCGTGAAGATGGCGAAGATCTACAACTCGCGAGCGCTTCTACAGCGCTGGGGGCAACTTAACGGAAATTATGAGGACAGTGAACAAAGAAGCCGCGGAGCGTTTTCTTCTCGTAGAAGCGCGACGACAGATAAAGTTCCTACGCGAACGCTTCGATCTGCCTAGAACATATGCGCCTCATATTTCTTGGACCTGGTGGCCAAGTTGCAGCGAAGGTGGCTGGGACGCCGAGGGTAGACTATTCATCCGGATCTGTCTCTTTGACATAAGAAACATCATAGGGACAAGCGAAGATGTCTCGTATGAAGAATATGAACACATTGCCGATGACGCACAGATAGGCAATTGTACTGTAAATTGGAAGAAGTACATCGCATGCCTGATATCGCATGAGCTAGCTCATACGCTAGCGCTCGATCCGGATCCATGGATACTGTACTTGGGTGGCCATCTTCCTTATCGACTGCTTATCGACTGCGAAGTGCCTCACGGGAAACTATGGAAAGCGATCTATAGGACCCTTCGCGTCGGATGCGTCTCTTCGACCGAGTATGCTGTTTGGCCGTTCTGCAAATCGAGCGACATCACTCGGGTCCGGGTGAAGGTCCCCGGCGGATATGGATATGAGTATTCAGTCGGCGAGAAGAAGTACCACTTCTATCGCCAGAGTCGATCGAGCGTCATCTTCCGCTGCGATCCTACATGGAAACGGCGCCGAAAAACTACATTCGTGTCCTTCGGCGCCGTACGGCGTTTCTTACTGACTGCTAACTGACTTTTGTCGCTTTGATCGTCATCGTCACTGGGTCCACTTTCACGGTAAGGAAGAGGCTCTTATAGCCACCGACTTGATTTGCGATTATAAAGATCCTCGTCCCCCTTCCTAGGAAGAAGGCACTTTCTGCATCTATCGATGAGATAGAGGAAGCGGCTCTGAACGTTGGCGTATAAAGATTGCCGCCATATCCAAACTGTATCTTAGAGTCGGCGTTGTTGATTACGAACATCAAAGCTTTCTGCGGATCGCTAGCCCATTCCTGGCTCTTATCTTCCATCTTGGATGACTTGTATCTATTCAGATCTACTGTAAGAGCATTCTCTGGGGCTCGCTTGCCGGCAGTATCGGCTCTCTGTTGCAATCGATCTGCAATGTCATAGCCAGATTTGTATCTCTGCACCGCCACCTCGCGTGCTTGCGGGTCTGTCGTGATGGCCTTCGCGGTAATTTTGACATCATGTGCGGCTAGATCCGCAGCGACGTCGTCGATTAGAGTCTCGAGGCCTCGGACCATGATACGCGCGGGAGTGCCATCATTTGACGGGCGTACAGCTTGCCAGCCACGCTCTCTCTCAATGATGTCTCTGACTTCGGCCGGGAGCGTATTGGTTGATCGTCCAATCGTCACAAAGTTGTTAATGCTGCTCAGATCTTCGCCGGTCGCGATGATCATCATGAAACATTGCCCATTGGCGTATAGAGCGAAGCCACTGTAATCGTCATTCTTCTTCGCTACGTAGCGAAGGTCTTTCCACGACTTGATGGCGCCTAAATCTTTAACCTGTGACTTTGCGCCAATTGCACTGTTGGAGCTCAGGTTCGCCACGTGGCCGATTCTGTTAGAGCTCTTGATGACATTCATTAGCGGGCCGGCGTTCAACTGACCGAGATTCTCAAACGCTTCATCGAGCCGAATGGTCTCTGCGATAAACTCTTCAAATGTTTTCTTCTGGGGCATTTCGATTCACTCGTTTGTGGGGTACCCTGTTATTTATCAATAGAGCAAGACGTCACGGTGGTGGATGCATATATAAATACTAGTGTGATCTAGCACTCTAGGAATCGGCCTTGTGAAATCATTCGATGACATTAGAATAGAAGAACCTCTAGGACCGCTCGACGGCAATGAGACTTTCGTAGTTAATCAGGGTGGCGTGACGCGTGGCGGATTCTTAAGCGTTCTCCGAAGCTGGTTGCAGACTACTATTCAGCTGACCATCTCCAACATTACCGATATCAGTAATGTGCTCCCAGTGGCAGGGACTGCTGCCGAAATAGTCGCCGCAACGGAAACGGCAGCTAGAACTTTCTCACCAAAGACCATAGCAGATGGTGTTTATCAGACTCCCATCGTCATAACATCTGCCACGACCTTGGATGCAGCGTCGTGTCGACGTCGGACAATTGTGACCGACTCAGCGACTGCTTTTGCTCTCACTGTTCCGACTCTGACGTTACCTCTAGGAGTAGAGTTCTCAGTCGTTAACAAAGGTGCCGGCACAGTATCGGTGACACCTTCGACCGGCGTCCCTATCAATGGAAGCGACAGCTTGCCAATCGACGTTCTCCAGTATGAACATGTCACATTCACATATGTCGCCACCGACACTTGGATCTCTTCGAAGGCTAGAGTCTGATGATTGACCTCCCGGAAGTAATTGCCAACTATGACGGGCAATGTATCGCCATCGATGCAGCGATCCGGACGGCCGCTATTGCTAGCATGTTCTACTACTCTCTAGACATCCCGCTAGTTCCTCCTTATTCGGAAACTCCAATCGATGTGCAGAGACTGATCGATGGATATGTAAAACGAGGCTTCTATTGCGAATACGATCATGAAAACGGCAAGCTGACATTCGATTGGTCTCATCCCAATGCGACCGACTTGGAGATGAAGGATATACAGAGAGCTACCGTCAGCATGTTGCCTTCCCTAGGGATTGGGTTCAAGGCGCAGCTGGTCTATCTATGCATGACTAATGGAGAAGATCTACGTAGTCATTCGGATATTACGTTGCAGCGTACATTGAATGATGATATTCGTCTGTCGGCTAGCCTTGGAAATACTTCAATTCAGTTTGGGTTCCCGAATGTTCCGGCGCCGTCTGTTCAGAGACTCTTTGCCAAGACTTTCAGCGCTCTAGATGACTCTGGTTTCTTGGTAAACTATGATCCGGCAACAAACATGTTCGAAGTGAAATGGGGTCAGACTCTTCCGCTCTCAGTCTATAGCGATGAACACGCCGATGCGATCGTCACTTAAAGTCACATGGCGCAATGACTCATCGGGCACTAATGCCGGAAGTCGTCCGGGCCCTGAGATAGACTGGGACGATGATGGGAGTTCAACGACCCATCTCCCTTTGCGCCCCAATCCACAGGACCCGGTAACTGTCATACCTGTTCTTGGATATGGCGATATGTTCAAGTCTCAGTACGACACAAACAATAACGGTGTAGTTGACTCTGCAGATTCAATTGAGCTCAACAACGTCATCGGTCTGCGCGATGAGTTAGACGCCATGGATAGCTCGGCGACCACGTTGATAGCTAATCGCGCTCTTAGTGGACACCGAATCGTGAAGGATATCGGATCCGGTAAGATGGACTATGCGGATAGTACAGTAGAGAACGATGCCTTCTTGGTCGTTGGTATGATAACTTCAGCATATGCGATGAATGCAGTTGGCGTTGTTCTCAGTACAGGCCTTGTCGTAGAGCCAAGCTGGAGCTGGACGGTGGGCGCGCCAGTATTCTTAACTACGAATGGGATGTTAACCCAAACGCCGCCGGCTGCTCCGGACGCGTTTAGTATGCAGGTAGCAACTGCTGTAAGCACGACCTCGGTGCGCTTAAATATCGAGAGACCTATTTTCTTGTAAGGAGTTCCAACAATGGCCCTGCCTCGTTTCTTAGCCAACATCGCCGGACGGATTTCGGAAGTCCTCACTATTCAGACTTCGGCGGGTGCCGGCGATGCCGATAAAGTTCCAGCGACCAACAGCAGTGGTGTTCTAGATGACACTATCATCAATGCTGCCACAACCGGTAGCAGCAAGACGCTCAAGACTAAATCGGACGGCACCATTGACGTATCGGTTCTTCCGGCTGGCATCGGTGCCAATGCGATCACAGTGGTGGCAAGCGAATCTCTAGCTGCTAACGACTTAGTGAACGTCTGGGATGATGCCGGGACTCCAAAGGCAAGGAAAGCAGATGCTTCCACGGTCGGAAAAGAAGCAGTTGGATTTGTGACAGACAGTTATGCGGCTGCTGCTTCGGCGACGGTATACCTAGACGGCCGCATCACCGGTCTGACCGGTCTGACCACTGGCGCGAGACATTATCTCAGCGCTGCGACGCCCGGGGCGGTCACGACAACACCGCCGGCGGCTTCCGGCAATGTCGTTCAGTATGTCGGCTTGGCTATGTCGACATCTATTCTTGACTTCGTCGAGACGAATCCGATCACTAAGGCCTAAGAATCATGGCGGAGAAGAAAGCTCTCGTCGATTCGACCGGTCGTATTTCTGAGATAGGCGCTGAAGATAGACTAGAAGGTGTCGCTTATGGTGTGCCTGTTTCGATAGCCACATCGGATACTTTCTACGTCCCAACGAACACTCAAGTGCTTTTTGCCTTGCCTATCACTGTTGATGGCACCATTGTCATCGATGGCGAACTAGTAGGAGTCACATGACGTGGCGTCCATTCTTCTTAAGAAACAAGCCAATGCGACCATAGTAGATCCGCCGGCGGATTATGGCGCCGTCTTTATCGACACTGATGGCGTGCCGAAGTATAAAGATGAATCAGGGGTAGTCCATACGTTTGGCGTTGGTGATTTCTATGGCCCTGCGTCGGCTGCCGATGGGCATGTCGTGGTGTTCGACGGCACAACTGGCAAACTTGGCAAGGACGGCGGTGCGCTTGGCACGGCGGCGAGCCACGACGTTGGCGACTTCGCCACGGCGACCCAAGGCGCGAAGGCAGACAGCGCGCTACAGCCCAACGCGCCGATCACGGGCGCGACCAAGACCAAGATCACCTACGACGCCGATGGGCTGGTGACCGCAGGCGCGGATGCGACCACGGCGGACATTGCCGATAGCACGAACAAGCGATACGTCACCGACGCGCAGTTGACCGTCATCGGCAACACGTCCGGCACCAACACGGGTGATCAGACGAGCGTCACCGGCAATGCCGGTACTGCAACGGCGCTGCAAACTGCCCGCACGATTGACGGGCAGAGCTTCGACGGCACGGTGAACATCACGGTCATCGCTCCGGGTACTCACGCGGCGACGAGCAAGGCCACGCCGGTCGATGCCGACGAAATCCCGCTGGTGGATTCGGCGGCATCGAACGTTCTGAAGCGGTTGACGTGGGCGAATCTGAAAGCGACGGCCAAGGCCTACTTTGACACGCTCTATGCGGCGATCAGTCACACGCACAGTCTGAGCAATCTGACGCAATCGAGCGCGACCACGAATCAGGTGCCGCAATGGAATGGCAGCGCTTGGGTGCCTGCAACGGTGTCGGGCGGCAGTCCTGGCGGCAGCGACAAGCAGTTGCAATACAACAATGCAGGTGCCTTCGGCGGCGCTGCATCCGCGTATTGGGATGAGACCAACGGACGCCTGAGCGTAGGCGCTGGCACATCGCCTGCTGGTATCGTTCACGCCAAAGCTGCAAGCGCGTCCGGCGTCGTGAGTATCTTTCAAGGCACGACCAGCCAGACGGGGAATCTGGCCGAGTGGCAGGATAGCGCAGGCACTGCGGTCGCATCCGTCGCAGCGAATGGCACGACGACATCGGCCTATGGATTCGCGGCACCGAAAACAAATACAAGAGGTTACACGTTCGGTGGGGACGCGAATTATGGCTTGTTCTATGCGTTCGGAGGGTGGCTCACTATGCGCTGTGGCAGCGGTTTAGAGTGGCGGTTTTACTCCAACGGCACCATCAGTGGGTACGCCGGGGATGTAAAGCTGACGAGTGGCTCCTCCTCCGCGGTCAATACGGCCAGCGTGTCCGGCAACAACGTCAATGTGGTCGGTAGTACCGCTGGACACGGCATCGTCAGTGGCGGAAATCACAGCAACGGAAACATGGGCGGCGAGGCCCGCGTACTTGGTGGTAACTCGAATGGCACTAACATCGCGGGGTCGAACGTCATTATCCAGAGTGGCGTGGGCACTGGTGCGGGAACGCCGGGGCTTATCAAGATTCAGACGACCACTGCTGGTGCTAGCGGGGCGACGCAGCAAACCGTGCGTGATGTGGCGAACTACGATGGCAACACGACGAGTGGCGAGTCCCCATTCCTGTTGCTCGATTTGACATCCGGGACGCTCAAGCGCGTGTCCTTCGGCGCGAACGATTCCGGGGGTACCGGCTACAAACTACTGAGGGTAGCAAACTAATGGCACTTCAAAAATCCATCATCAACACCCGCACAGGTCACGCCAATACCTATTGGCGTTTGACCGGATGCAGCATCGACGCCTTTTCGGGCAGCGTGCAGATTGTGCTGTCCGGCTATACGGACGTGACGATTCGCGGCGAGGGCTACCAGCCGGATGATCGGCGCGACTGGTACTTGTCCGGAGTGGCATTCGCTGCCGTCTCCACGGCGCAAGCGATTGGCGCGACTGTCTACGACGTGGTGGCTGCCGCTTGCTACGGCGTCATCAAGACGGAACGCAGGCCAATCCCGGACGGTACGATCAAGAACGCAGACGGCTCGCTCACGCTTCCTGACGGCGGAACGGTCGCGGCAGGCGACGTGGACGAATCCGGCCAGGTGCCGACGATCCCCAGCGAGTTTGCGGACGCAGTAGACGCATGAAGCGCTACGCGCTCAATCTGCTCATCGCGCTGGATCAGCTCGCCAACGTGATCCTGCGCGGCGCACCGGACGAGACGCTGTCCAGTCGTGCCCATCGGATGCGGGCGAAGGGGCAGCCGGTTTGGGGCTGGACGGCGAACGCGATTGATTGGCTGTTCTATCCGATCCAGCGTGACCACTGTGAGATTGCATATCAAAGAGAATGGCAGCGGCGACAATTGCCGGGGATGTTTCAGTGAGTGGAATCTATCTTAAAGAACAGACAGCGCCTAGCTCGCCGCCAACTGGCTATCGTACTATCTTTGTCGATTCGACTGATTCTGAGGTCAAAATCAAAGACAATGGAGACGTAACATTCACGTTCTTGCTATCCGGTGCTGCCTTTGCGAGAGACAAGACGACCGGAGTCGTCTCCAACACTCTAGCGACGGCGACGGTCGCTGAAAGCGTGGCCACAGCTTGTAGCACCGTATATCCGTCTATTCGTGAGGAGACTCAACCTCTAACCGGCGGCACTTTCACTTCTATCGCGGAGCGCTCATCGCGCGTAGGATCGAGCAGCAGAGTAGTAACTTTAAGCGGCGCGCCTCATACGACGGCAGATCAGAAAGGCTACGGGAATACGCGTGTAGTCGCTAGCTATAATGTCCAATCGTCGCAGAGCGGATCTTTCAACTTACAGATCGGCTATGGCAACACACAGAGCGGATCTTTCAACTTACAGATCGGCTATGGCAACACACAGAGCG